CAGCTTGAGCCTGTGCAGTTTCAGTATCAACAGTTGCTCTTTGCATATTGCTTTCCATATTATTTTTATAGAACTCTAATATACCTTGAGCCTGTGTATTGTTTAAACCAAGTTTATGAGATTGTTCTGCAAAAGATTTAATTGCACCTTCATCCATAGCTACTGCTTCTGATTCAATATTCAAAGCATACTTGTCTGCAGTTTCTGGTCTACCTAATTTTGAGTACACTTCATTCCATTGATCTTCAGTTGAATTTTTATTAGGTACAGCAACTTTGTCTTGACCAATCATTCTTGTAGCATTGATATAAGATTTAGCTAAAGCATCTATTTCTGTAAACTTTTCAATGTTAGGATCGTTTCTAAATTCTTCGCTTATAGAACTTTTCCAACTTGCCGGAGTATCTCCACTTGATACAGTTGTTGGTGTTGCGGTAGGTTGAGTTGTTTCTGTACTTGTTGTTTCTACAGGCACAGTTTCTTGTGTTATCTGTTCACTTGACATTATTTATCCTTTTGTTGTAGCATTGATTTAATAAATAGAATGACGCTACGTTGTCCCTCTAAGTATGCACTCTCGTGACTATCTCCTTTTACATTAGTAGTAGTATGATAATGACATCTTTTTTCTATATCAGCCAAAACATTTCCACCTTCATTTGATGCAAAAATAAATTTATAATCTTTTTGTAGTTCTTTTAATTGTTTTTGTATTTCTTTTACTTGTTTCTCTTGTTCCTTGTTTTCCATTTTACTCCACTAAGGCTTTTGCTTCTTCCGGTAATGCCTTTGCTAGTGGTGCGATTTGTCCCCCGGCTTGTGCAACCTGTTGCATCTGTGCCATTTGTTGTTGTTGTTCAGCTTGTGCTGCTTGTTGTTCTCTTTCAGCATTAACTTGAGATTGTAATTTTAATAACTTCTGTGGCATACCCACAATATCCGCAACGTGTTTAACTAATGCGTCAAAGTTAATGTAATCAAATACAGGTGCTACATTTGCTAGACCCCCTAGTATTTCCATTGCTCTAGTTATTGATGAAAGTTCTGTAGATTTTTGTGCTTTAGCTAATGGAGAAACATATTCTATTTCTACATCTTGACCCGATAAAAACTCTGGTGCTTCTGCAAATTGGTTTCTTCTTAATAGAATATTAAAACATCTATCAATCAATGGTTTTAATAATTCAGATTGTAGTCTACCTAATACTGGTCCAAGTAATCTCATCTTCTCTTCGTTTCTTTGTACAACTTCTGTAGCTGTCATTTGTGGACCTTGTTGTAATTGTAATTGGTTTACATAGAATACTTCTCTAATAGCATTTCTTCTTTGCTCTTCCATGTTTAAACCTAATGGATTGTTTGCACCAATGTTTAATGGTTCAATTCTATCTCTTGTACCACTTCTATAAAAGTTTAATCCACCCGGTACAGTTCTAACAGGAAGTAAGAATCCATCATCCGGAACTAATAGTGGTGGGTCAACTTGTTTTTGTGCAGCTTTGATTGTCGTTTTAGACATTTCATTTAGCATCTTAACATCTGGTAAGGCTGTCATTGCAGGTGATCTACCATAAATTTCGTGTGATGCTTTTAAGTATCTTGGAACTACATAAGGGAACTCTTTAAATCCAGACACAGATAATTCGTCACCACTACCCATTTCTAAATACACAGATTCAAATGGCATATTCTCTTGGTCTTTTAATTTAGGATTAAAGTCTGCTCTTGGATATACACAATGTAAAATATCTACATCTTGGTAAGGGTCTTTTTCAGCCATTACTTTTATATTTTGAGAAACCTTGTTGCCAAACTTTTGTACTAAAGCTCTAGCAGATAAAGTAAACTTTCTGTAGACAGTATCTATTCTACCTTTATCATCTTCAGCTATAAATATTTCAGCAATATGTTTTGTAGAAAATTTTAATAAATCTTCATCATCTTCTTCTATGTACATTGCTGCAGTACCAAATGTAATTAGATCATGGTACAATTCAAAAATTTCTTGTTGGAAGTTTGATCTATTAAATGCTGTGTACATATCTGCAGTTACACTTTCTAACCAAAGTTTAGCTTCATCATTTTGATCCATCATTGCATCTTTAAATTTAAGAGTAAACCAAGGTGTTGATGGATTAGTCATCATGCCATGTAGTGATGCTGCTAATAATTCTAATGCTTGTAATGGAGATGAATCAAAAATTAATTCATTTCTTTTATCTCCTCTTGTTCTTCTTTTAGTAATGTTTGCTTTTCTTGGCATCATGTAATCAGCAACTTCTTGCCAATGGTTTTCCCAATTAACTCTTTGAGAATTTAGTCTGCCGAATCTTGCTAATAACTTTGTAGTTGTTTCTGTTTTTGCCATTATACTTGTCCTAATAAACTTGGTTTACCTAATGAATAATTTGATGCTGTTTTTGTAACACCTCTTGCACCTGTCATTATAGATGCTGATCTTCCTCTTTTTTTAACTTTTAAAGCTGCTGCATCTGCGTTGGCTGCTTCTGATTGTGATACTTCTGTTTCTGTTGGTGCAGTAGTTTGAATTGTGTTTCCACCAATATTTTTTTTAATTACAGTTGGTGTATTGTTTCCACCATCACCACCAATCACATCTCTTCCATAAGCATCTTTAGTTCCAGATTGTCTAGCTTTAGTGTAACCAGAGTATAAATTTTCTTTTTCAGAAGCACTCATTTTAGAAAACTCTTCTTTAGTAGTTGTAATGTTACTTCCTTTTTTTGTATTTCCTATAACTGAATTTACAAAAAATTCTCTATTATATTTTGCACCTTTAGCTAATGGTCCTTTAAACATTGATGCAACAACTTTAGTTCCACTAAAAGGTAATTTATCTATGTCTTTATTAGACTTGTTTGCACCTTCACTTATAAAACTACTACCAACTACTCTTCCTTTTTCATTTATAGTTTGACCTGTATTAACATTTATTGCTACAGTTCTGTTTGGACCGGCATCTTGTCTACCACCTGCGTTTCCTGCACCCATATTAATTCTTTCCTAGCAATGTGTTAGTGGCATCTTCTTGATCTTCTTGTATTCCAAGTGGACCAGTTAATATTGTAGACCTTCTGCCTTTTCTTTTTCTAGCAACAGCATCTCTGTCTTTTTTAATTTGTGCTTTTTCCTCATCAGATATTTCTGAAGATGGAGCTGGTGGTGGAGCTTGTACCGGTGGCAAAGGTGGTGTTTTTGGTCTAAATATTGATCCCATAATAATCCTATATAATTGTGTAACTATTATCTGCTACAACTTGTGGAGCAGTTTGTCTAGTATTTATTTCTTGAAGTCCCACCGCTAGATACCTCATAGCATCCGCTGCGTGTGAACTCCAATCGTGTACAGGCTTTGTTTTAAACATTCTATCTTTATCTACATATCTCCTGTGGTAATGTCTTAACGCATCTATTAACTTTTTGCAATGGTCTGTATCTATGTAACATCTTGGTAACGTCATTGTGGTTGCGTGTATGCCATCCTCTAGTGGTATTTTTGGAACTACCTTAAACCTTAATCCTAATTGTGTGGCGACCTCTCTCCGGGTCTTGCCATTGCCAAACTCGGTTACTTCAATGTCGTGTGGTGCAAAGTGATTTTTGTAAACATAATCTTTGTTGTCTACCATCTTGATGTAGTATGGTAATCCTTGACCTCTCTCTTCATGGTAATCAATAATGTTAATGACACTTCCATTCTGCTGATAAAAGATAATAGCACTATGATCTGAAACACCTAAATCCCATGCTGTAGAAACTGGTAGTGCAGGATCGTAAGGTACTCTAGCCAACTGCTTATTGTCATCCATCTTGCCAATCACATCTCCATAGACAGCTCCCTCAATGTTAGCTATCCAATCGCACTCAAATTCTTGGTTGTATTTTTTTTCACCCATTACTTCTTTTGCCTTGACCAACTCTTCTTCATCCACAATCTTAGTATCTGATGCTTTTGCCTTGTAGTTAAACCAATCATCTGCTCCATTTGCGTGTTGGTATAATTCATAAAAGTTGTTGTTCATTCCAGCAGGTGTACCAATAAAGACACAGTATCCTTTACGATCTGATAGAGCCGGTCTAATTATCTCTGGAAACAACCTACTGTTGACATTGGCATACTCATCAATTACACAGCCATCCAAGTAGATACCTCTTAATCCATCTGGTGAATCTGATCCAAGTAAAGTAATCCTAGCACCATTGGGTAAATCAACTCTAAGTTCTGTTTCGTTAAACTTAGTGTGGGGTATTTTGTCAGTAAATTGTTTCATGTAGTCCCATGCGATAGACTTTGCTTGTTTGAATGTGGGTGCAAGATATGCAAATCTAGGATTCTTTTGTTTAGACATTAGTGCTGATTTAATAAGGTGGTTAATCATGCAAACAGTTTTGCCGAACCTTCTATGACAAACTAATACACTCCATCTATGTTTATCAATCTGTTGGTGTAATAGTTTTTGATGCTTTCTTGGTGTATAGGGGATTTTAATATCCATATCTAGTGTATAGATTTGTTTCTATACGCATCATTTGGTATGTAATCAAAGTCTAGTTTCTTCATAGCAAAGACGCTAAATAGCTCAGATTGTTTAGAACTACCAAAACCATAGAACTTCATTATTACATTGTTAGTACCTTCTTCAATATAACAGATTGATTCTACATCTTCTAAGTCAAGGTGATCCATATACTACATCTAGTTTACTTTTAAAAAATAGTAAAATAAAAAATTTGGATTAAGTGTGGATAAAAGGGGGTGGGTTGTTTTAGGAGAACTGTCTGTGTGTGTGAAAATGTTCCATGTATATATATAGTAAAAAGTTACGCCATATTTTGGGGTATACCCCCCTCGCACGTTCCTTAAATTTACCCCGTAAACCTAAAAACATATCCGTTTAGTATTAGTGATAAAT